ATCATTGATTTTTAATTGCATTGTTATTTCTCCTTTTTCTAAAAAATACAATAAAAAAGAGAGGTGTTAACCTCTCTTAATTTCTAACCACCTAAACCAGGTGTTGCAGCAACTGGACTTGCTGGACTTGCTGTCCCTTTCGTTGTGTCAGCGAATTCATATTGAACCACTTCTGCTTGACTAGTGTTAAGAGTTGCATAACCTTTAACACCAGTACCATTTACAGCGAACTCAAGTTCCAACTCGATTAAGTCTTCTGCGTTTTTAGTTTTCTTGAACGATGTCAAGTAACCTTGATAATAAACCGCCTCGAATTTGTTACCTTGTTTTTTAGCGTTCTTTTCAATTTCCCAAACTTCAACAAGTTCGCCTTTGTCCATAGCTGTTTCTAGCTTAGCGACAAGTTCATCGTCTTCCGCCATGATTGTTGTCGCAGTAATTGAAACTTCAATACCACCGACAGATTGTAAAACTCCGTCTTTAGTTTTAACCGAGTTTGTGTCACGACTCTTTTCTGTTGAGTGTTCAGTTTGGAATGCTAGTTTAGCACCGTCTGATTTGCTCGCTTCACTTAGTAAGCGAAATAATAAAATACTATCAATACCTTTTTTTGCAACTGGCATTTATTTAACCTCTTTTCTATAAAATTGTAAATACTAGACGAACACGACCACGCTTGAGCGGTTCGACTGTCGTGTTATCGTCAAAAATTGATATTGTGGATTGTGAGATATTTAAGGCTACATAATAGCCGTCAGCCTCAACAATCCGCATTGCTTCTGATAGGATACTCGAACATATATCCGATACTTGTTTACGTTTTTTACGGGTACTCCACACCGATAAGACCAGTTCGACTGTACCTTTCACGTCCGTTTTGTTTGGAACGAGTATAGAAGTCGTATCCTCTAACTCAACGAACGGATAAGACACATTGTCGTCTGGCTTGTAGTCGTATGTCTTATACCCTAAATTCTGGCAACGTTTAAATACGCTGTCAAAAACTGCTTGCTCTCTTGATTTCATTTAACCAACCTCTCCAAATCATTTTTAAATTGAACTTTTTGTTCGTCAAAAGCTGGCTTTATAAACGGTTGTGCGCTCATTTTGCGAGTTCCTAATTCAACGTAAGCAGCATAGCTTGTGCCTGGTGCCACTTTATATTTGAACCTGCCGACCTTACTACTATTGACAGAAATAGAACGCTTAGTCGCCCCTGTAGGCTTGACGAAATGTTTATTTTTGCCTCTGCCTTCATAATGTCCTCTAAACCTAGACGCATTATTGACTGCCTTTTTTTGCATATCAACACCGTTTTTTTCAACGATACGCTCAATCTCTTCCATTTTAGAGACCTTTTGAAGTTTCTTTTGTAGTTTTTCAAGTCCTTTTAATTCAAAACGTAAATCAGCCAATAGAATTATCCTTTTCTAAATAGAATACTCTTCCAGACTGTTTATCTGCTCTGCATTTATAGCGGTCATTTCGATAGTTTAGATAAGTAAATGAGATTTTAGGCGTTTTTTGGAAATAAACCACTTTTGAACCACGTTTATACTCTCCAAACACAGCGACTTGCTTATCAATTCCCAAGTCCATTACATGAACTGGAACGATAAGTCTTTCTTCTTCGTTTGAAGTATATTCGCCCGTTTCTGGATTGTACTCTTCTTGTTGCTTAGCGATAATTTCCACTCTTTCGTTGTATCTCATAGCATCTTGAACCCCGCATTAAATGTTTTTGAAAAAACTCGCTTAATCACACTATCGTATTCTCTGAAATCGTCAGCATTGAATGTCATTGAAGTGCCTTCGAGGGATTGAATTTTCATTCCCTCAGCACCAATCCTATTGAACCTTTTAATAATAACCTCAGTAATAATATACTCAAGGCCTTCTGGGACATCATCCACACCTGCGTAAGCTAAAAAATTAGCAGTTGTCAACGTTGCTATGGTTGTCAGTAGCTCATCTTGGAGATTGTCCTCAATCCCTAGCAATATCTTAGCTTGAGTGATATTTTTCATGCTATCCCTCCAATACTGCGATAAGTTCCTCTTTGTTCAACGTTGAATAACCTTTGATATTACGCTCTTTCGCAATATCTTGCAGTTCTTTAACTGTTAAGTCACTATAATTGATAGCTTCAGTCTCAGCAGGCTTTTTAGGGTGATGTCGTCGTAACATCATCCCCATATTAAGCGCCTCCGAATTTTACAACTTTTGTAGGGTCGTATAAGTAAACGCCATAGTGTTCGTCCCCAGTGATAACTGTAGTTTTCTTAAGAATATCGCGGTCTTTTTCGATTTCTACATCACGTTTAAGGTTGATAACGAATGCGCCATATTTCGCTACATCGTCTGTATCTGTTTCAACCGCAGAAACTTTAACAAGGAATCCTTTTCCTTTGTCTACTTTCTTAGATCGTACAATTTGAACGCCGCGTGTTTCGCCAAAAGTTCCAGAAATAACGATGTTAGCACCGATTTCTGAACCACGAACCCACTCTTTAACAGTGTCTTTTTGTAAGTCGATAGCATCTACAGGATTGATAATCGCAACATAACGCGCGTTTTCTTCGTCCGCGAAGACTGCTAAGGCTTTATCAAGTGCATCACCAGTTGCAGGTGCTTCGGCAACAAATTGAGTAGCTTTTTTAGCTGCTTCAACTAAGTCATTATCTACTTTGTTTGCAATAGCTAAAGCGATTTGATGAGTCGCTTGACCGATAGGGTCACCAATACCTGAAAGAACAGCTTCGTCTGTTAATTCAATACCTTTTCCAGCTTTTTTGATTGTCATAGTAGTTTTAGCAGTAGTTAATTGGTCAGGGGTGATTGCTTCGCCTTCCGCAATATCTTTAGCGTCCCCAGAGTATTCCCACTTTGGAACTGTAACAGTGTTTCCTGGTTGTCCAACAAGCTTACGTTCAACGTATGCAAGTGGTGTGAATTTAATCATTTTTGGTAATTTAGCTGAAACCATGTCAGCCATAACTTCAGGGTTTACTAATTGTTCAATTTTAGTTTGTGTCATATATTTTTATCCTTTCAATTTATGGTATAGTTCGGGGTTATTTTGCAGTAATTCATTTCTGCTTTGATACCCCATTCTGTTGAATTGTTCTTTGGTAATTTCACCAGCAGTAGTGTCTTCCATCTTCTTCGGTGTCTTACCTTTTAGTTTCTCGCCAACTTTCTTATCGGCTAAATCATTCACTAAAGCTACAAAGCTCTCTACAGCCTCCTGCGTTCTTTCTGCTGTATCTTTAACGACAATGCCTAGAATTTTATCGTCAACTGCAATACCGCCTTCTGATAGCATTTTTGAGGCTTCTCGCTCAAGCCCGCTTCGATTGATTTTAGCTTCGAGTTCAGCGATGTATGCTCTTTGTTTTTCTTGTTCATACTCCGCTTTCTGAACCTCGTTCATCTTACGTAGCTTTTCAGCTTCATCCATCTTAGCTTGATACTCTTTTTCAGCAGAACGCTTGGCCTTAGCTTTCTCTTTCTGAATAATTTCATCAAGCTGTGACTGTGTGAATGTTTTTTCTGTAGTTTTTTCCTCTTCTTTAGCGCTAGCTTGTTCAATTTCAGGTTCAACTACAGGTTCTTTAATTTCTTCTGCCATTTTAGGCCCTCCTTTTTAAGTCCAGAGTGGACTGATTATCCTTAGCTTTTAATGTCTTCAAAGTTTGGACAATAAAAAAACCGTACGGGATTCCATACGGTTAGATTATTTTTTGATTACTTCAATCATCGCTTTTACACACGCTGCGATGCATAGCGTTAAAAACGAAAATACCAACCACCCGAAAGCGATTGATACCAAATTCCAAATAAACATTTTTTACTCCTTTTCTGAGTACTAAATAGCACTTAAATCTATTCTTCTAGTTACTACTTCATCACTACTTGAGCGCTTTGAGTCAAAATGTGGAACCGTCGTACATCGGCAGTTAGGGTGAAATGGTGGTGCATTTAACGCTGGAACCAACTCAGAAACTTTAAATATCTTCCCGTCGAACGGTTGACAAATCGGACACGCTTTTAATTCGGTCATGACTTCATACCATTCAACACCGTTAGCCTCATAGTTGGCACTCTGCGCCTCTGAGTATACCCTTGCTGATTCCGTTACCGCCAATCGTCTAGCGTATCCATAGGAAACATCAAACTCTTTTTTTAGACTGTTAATCAGAACGTTTGTGCCTTTACCTCTTAAAACAGTATCAGCAACTCCTTTTTTAACAATGTTTCTTAATTCGTTCTGTCTTT